CTGGCTCCCTTGCCGGCAGCTTCTATCAACTCCACGCTGGAATCGTCAGGTATGGCGGCTACCGCATCCTGCACCATTTGCTCCAGCATGTCCAGCAGCGCGTTCACTTCATCTTTTTGCGCCCCGCGGGGGTGCTTGCCAACGGCAAAAGGCATGCCGTACTTTTCGGCAAAGGTAACCCAGAACCGCCAGCCGCCCTTTTTAAAGGTGACGGGCCAGAAACAGGACGATAATACCGGCCGGCCGTATGGGTTTTTGTATGTTGCCTTGCGCCGCGGGCAGAGGAACTTGCGGGCCGGCAGTTCCTCCCCGGCCAGCATGTTATTCTTGGTCCGGAAGCGCAGGCTGTTGTCTTCAGGGGAAAAGACAAACCACTCCTGGGGCTTACCGATGACATCTTTGGGCAGCAGAAGCCCGCCGACATTTTCCCACAGCACCTCAAGGGGCTGATAACCGTACAGCACCGCATCCAGGATTTCTTCTATGATGCGCTGCAAATCAAGGGACATGAATACATCATATATAACCCGGGCCTGGCGGCTCTTAGCCTTGCCCCGGTCGATCTCCCATTCCAGGGATGTCACCCCGGCCTTGCGGGATTCCACTCCCGCGCTGACCCGGCCATCCACCAGCAGGTCGTTGTACACAGCAATATCCTTGCCCATCTTTTTCAGTACTGGGTCAGGGTTGGGCAGGTACATATTCAGCCCGTAAAAGTCAATGGACCGCTGCCTGGTAGCAATCTCCGCGGAGAGACTGTCCCGGCCGTCGGCAAAACGGATAAATGTTTGGTCATTAATCCAAATTCCTTTGGCCATATTTTATTTCAACCTCGCTTTGCAAGCGCCAAAAATATGTGACGCTCAAAATTGACCTGTAAGGGGTGGTTTTGGGATGGGCATAGGGGGAACTATGCCTTAAAATTTTTAAACGAAATTAAATGAATTTAAACGGTTTTTAAACGGTATCCTGGCATAAGGGTTGACCAGGTTTTTCCTCTGTCGGCTCCGGGACCGCTGTTTTCGGCCTGTTCTTGATAATAACTCCTAATATGAGGTATTGGCATTTTTTGCCCCCGCGGCCGCACTTGGCGACGTATTGTTCCCGGTAGACATTGAAGCTGTGGTAACTGCATGCGCCGACAATCATCCGTCATACCCCTCAAGCAATTTTTTGCTGGCCCGTCTGCCCCGGCTGGCTACAGTCACCGGTCCGGCATCTCCGCTGCCTGCATGCAGCGCCAGGGCCAGCGCCCAGAACCGGTCGGCGTGACCGGCGGTATCGCTTTTGGCTACGTCAAACCTGATGTTGCCGGCGGCAGTGGTAATTTTTTTAACACTGTGCAGGTCTTCGCGGATATCAAAGTCATCCGGGACAAACACGGTGCGATCCTCAAAGCTGGTGCGCAGGTTATATGCCAGGTCCTCTTTAACTTTGGGGGAGAACATAACGGCCTCTACCCGGTATTTGCCAAAGGCGTCCTGGGCCTCCTCGGCAAGCTGCATGCCCAAACCCGTGCTGTCGATGCAGGCCCGGCGCAGGCGCGGGTGTTTAAGTATTTCGAACAGGGTTTCCCGCTGCTTCTGAAACGGCATACGTTCAAGGACCAGCACCTGACGGGTATAAAAAACACGTCCCAGTTTTTGCAGTAACCAGAGGACAGTAAGGTCTTTTTTACGCCCGATATCGCAGCCAAGACATAGGTCGCCTTCATTTAGATCGGATAATGGCCTGATCAGCTCATCAGCCGGCAGCTCACAGGTGCCGATAAGCTCATATGTAAGAAAAGCGCTGGCCGCATCCACGGGGACACAACAATATTCCTGCAGCCAGGTATCCTCATCGGCGCAGGAATCGTGAACATCCTTCAGCCAGGCTTCGCGTTCTTCCGGTGTAGTGGGCCGGCCATATATCTTATCTACCAGCCCTTCTTCTACGGCCAGTTCAAGGGGGGTAAAGTGGTGTGCCCATTTAAGCCTGCCTTTTTTCACGGACTCAATAAACTTATAGTACCGGCACTGCTTGCCGTTGTGGGTGGACAGGATGCGCAGGGGGAACCCCCAGGTGGTGACCGGTTTGGCCGCTGCCCATAGCCTGTCCGCATCATCGTGGAAGGCAAACTCGTCCAGGATCACCTTGCCGCCCTTGGAACGGAACGCCTTGGGATTGCTGGAAAGGGCATTAATACGTACGCCATTTGAAAACTCGATGACAAACGTCTTTATGTTCCTGTCACTGTCCAGGACCTGCTGGCCCAGGGCGCGGGCGGCTCTGTCGAAGAGCTTGGCCCAGCGCTCGCAGTACAGGATATATTCCTTGGCCGCGCTTTCATCGGCCGATGAGAACCATACAGACGGTATGCGACCGGCTGCGGCATCCCGCACATCTTCGTAGCTTTGCACATACGTGGCCCCGATCCGCCGGGATTTCTCCCAAATCTTGACCATGCTGTTATCCTGCAGCCAGCGCATCTGATAGGGCAGAAAATATTTTGACGATACGGCTTTCATATAACACCACCCTGGTTACAGCCCCAGGACCTCGCTCTCAATGAGCTTGATCACATCATCAGTAAGGCCGGAGGGCTTGTCTGCTTCTTTTTTGGCTGCCACGTCTTCGTAATCTTTCACCTTGACCAGCATAGGCAGGAGTCTGGTCAGAGTATAAAGCCTGCCGGTTTCCACTTTTTCGCCGGCTTCCATGTCTTCCTTGATGCTCTGCATCAGCTTGCGGGCAAACTCATAGAGCTCCTCATGGAAACTCTGTTTGCTGCGCACATACTGCAGGCGTTTTGTCTCCCAGTCGCCTTCGTCTTTCCAGTTCCGGACTGTTTTCTCCGCCAGGCGCAGCCGGCTGGCTATTTCGGCGATGGTACACTGTTCGACAACGTAAAGCCGTTCGGCTTCATTGAAATACTGCGCCTTTTTAGCCATCGAGGGCCGCCCCCAGGTCTTCGATTTTTTGTTTTAGTTCACGCATCCGTGTCACTACTTTCTGCAGTTGGTTCATAGCCACTGCCGCCTGGTCAACCCGCAGGGTGGTTACATCCTCTGTGTAGGGTGATAACTCATTGCGGATCACCACGATAAGGCCGGACGCCTGCAGGTCCAGTTCGCGGTATTCTTTTCGCCAGTCGGCCAGTTGCCCTTTAGCCTGTAAAATCTCATGTTTCATGTGCGGTTACTCTCCTTTTTGGTGATTGGACAGAATTGATTGGTGTCGATCTTGGTCTCTACGCGGGCCAGCATGCCGGTGTGATACTGCACAGTCTCCAGCATGTCTTTGAGCAGTTCGAAATTGCGCTCCTCACGCTCCTGCTGGGCAGTAAAGATTTGCTGCCATTGCTGGGCCTGGCTGCGGTGGTAGAGGTACCAGATGAGGAAGATCAGCCCGGATATGCCGAGCTGTTTGATGAGGTCGATCCAGAACGAAGGTTGGTCCAACATAACGCCTCCTGTGCTAAAAGCTGGTTTTTCCAAAAGCGTAAACCATCCTATTTAAAAAAACAAAAGTATATTGAAGTGTATATTACATGTGAAATTTTAAATCTGACCTGATACATTGGTTTTGAATGAACCGGGAACGAGCGAAGGAGGTGAGATAATGGCTCGGATAGGTTCGGATGCCGGCCACGGAGGGGATGATCCGGGAGCAATCGGCAAAACACTCCGACTGGAGGAAGAAGACGTCACCCTTGATATAGTTGCGAAAGCGAACAAAGAATGGATTGCCGACGGCCACCAGGTAGTTACAACCAGGACCGGGGACTGCGATGTTTCTTTGTCTGAAAGAAGCGCTAAGCTTAAGGCGGCAAAATTAGATGCCATTATATCTGTCCATGTAAACAGCTCCAATGCAGTCACGGCCAATTATGTCAGGGCGTTTGTTTACCCGGGCAGATTAAAGAGCAGGGCCGGTCAGCTGGGACGGAACATTGTGCGCAGGATTGCTGACACAACCGGGTGGTCCGATGCCGGCCTGCCGGTTGCGGAAGAAAATTTTCATATGACCCGGGAGACAAATCCTGACATAGCGGTCCTTATAGAAGTTGGGTTTATCAGTAATTCCGAACAGGAAAAATTACTGGCGAACGCTGAATTCCGCGCAAAGATAGCCCATGCAATAGTCCTGGGCACCTATGACACACTGGGGATAAAGCCGCCGGCCACTGCACCGCCTGCCGTCAAGCCGCACTGGGCAAAAGTCCATAATGACGAACTGATGGCCGCCGGACTTTTGGTGTCGGATCATACGGCTACCCTGGACAAACCGGCCACCGAGGGGTTTGTTATAACCCTAGTAAACCAATTAAGAAGAGAGGTATGCAAATGAAAAAAAGGTTGATCAGCATTCTTATTCTGTTAATGATTGTCGTCCTGGTCATTGGACTTGCGCTGCCGGTCATGGCGGCGACCGCTGTAGGGCCATCTCCCCCGTCAGTCATCGACTGGGTCCGGGATAACCTCAGTTATATCCTCGGCCTGGCCCTGGCGGTCAGCGAACTCCTGGCGGCGACCCCGTGGTTTAAAGGCAACGGGATACTGGACTATATCATCAAAGGACTCGTCTTTTTGCTAAGGCATAAATCCGGCGATGGCGCATCGGGGGATGAAGGTTATGGGCAAGGGACTTAACGGTAACTGGATTGAGGTTTTCCGCACCGGCCGGCATACGGACAGTGAAGGGAAAACGAAAGACTGGACCGAGGCCGACCTGGACACGATCGTGAACAAGTATGATCCCTCCCGCCATGAAGCCCCCATAGTGGTTGGCCATCCGAAAGACAATTCCCCCGCTTTCGGATGGGTTGAGGGGTTAAAAAGGGTTGGACAAACCCTATACGCGAAGCTGAAGCAGGTGCCGACAGAATTTGAAGACGCCGTGCGGGAAGGCCGCTACAAGAAGAGAAGTATATCCCTTTATCCTGACCTGACCCTGCGCCATATCGGTTTCCTGGGGGGCAAACCGCCGGCAGTAAAAGGTTTGGCGGACATAGCATTTAACTCCGATGACCAGGCGGTGACCATTGAGTTCGGGGATTGGGCCGACCGGACAAACGCCAGCATGTGGCGCAGGCTGAGGGACTTCTTTATTGAAAAATTCGGCCTGGAAACAGCTGACCAGGTGATCCCGGACTATAACGTGAGCGCATTGGAAACGGACGCGGCCCAGCCGGAGCCGTCAGACCAGGGTAGCACATCATTATTTAAAGAAAATAAGGAGGAAAACATGGACAAAATCCAAGAGCTTCAGGACAGGCTCACTCAAAAGGAAAACGAGCTGGCGCAGTTTGCGGAGAAGGACAAAAAACAACAGGCGGAGATTGACAGCCTCAAAGCCCAAATTGCCAAGGGTGAAGCAGAGGCCCGCCGGAATGAGTTCAATTCTTTCTGCGAACAGTTGAAGAATGAAGGGAAACTCACCCCTGCCATGATCCCGCAGGTTTTGAACTTCATGGAAAGCCTGCACTATGCCGGTGAGTATGAATTTGCCGAAGGCGATCAGACGGTTAAAACACCAGCCCTGGAGAGCTTTAAGGCATTCCTGCAAAGCCTGCCCAAACAGGTCGAGTTTGGCGAGGTTGCCACAAACAGTGCCGCCGCTGCCGGCAAGGTTGATTTAAGAGACCCGCAGGCTATCGCCAGGGCCGCGGCTGAATTCAAGGAGCAGGAACAAAAAGCCGGGCGGACTATCAGTATCGCCGAGGCTGTAAAACATGTTACTGAAGGAGGTACCCAATGAACAATCCGGGATTGATTAAAAACTTTATTGCCGAAGCTGCTATTGCCCCATGCCGTATAGTGAAGTTTGGCAGCGATGATGATTCGGTTGCACAGGCTGCCGCCGCTGCTGATGCTTCAATCGGCGTCAACGGCGCCCTGTCCGGAGAGGCGGGTAAGCGCATTGACATTGTACTGTCAGGTGTGACAGAAGTTGAGTATGGCGCTGCCGTAACCCGCGGCAACCTGCTGACCGCGGATGCCGATGGGAAAGCGGTCCCTGCTGTGGCCGGCAACCGTGTGATTGGTGTGGCGATGGTCTCGGGTGTGGCCGGGGACATTGGCTCCGTGAACATTGCCCCATCCATTGCGTAGTTCATAAGTAAACCATAAGAAAAACAGGAGGATTTTATCATGCCGAATGCACCGTTCCCTATAACCCCAGAACTGACCGCGATTGCTATCGCGTATAAAAACCAGAAACTGATTGCGGATGATGTCCTGCCCAGGGTCCCGGTTGGGAAACAGGAATTCAAGTATACCAAGTACAAGCTGGCTGACGGGTTCACTGTGCCCGATACCAAGGTTGGCCGGAAATCCGCGCCCAACCAGGTAGAATTCGGAGCAGAAGAGGTTACTGCAAGCACCGAGGACTTTGGTCTTGACGACCCCATCCCGCAGGCGGACCTGGACAATGCCCCCGCCAACCTTGACCCTAGGGGCCAGGCTGTGGAAAACCTGACCAACCTGATCCTGCTTGACCGTGAGGTCAGGGCAGCAAACCTGGTGTTTAATGCCAACAACTACGGCGCGGCCAATAAGCTCACTCTGGCCGGCACCAGCCAATTTTCAGACTTTGCCAATTCTGACCCCATTGCGACCATCATGGACGCCCTTGACGCCTGTGTCATGCGTCCCAATGTGATGGTTATCGGCCGTCCGGCATTCAGTGTCCTGGCCCGTCACCCCAAAATCGTGAAGGCTGTCCTGGGCAACGCCGGGGATTCGGGAATTGCCCGCCGCCAGGATATAGCCGACCTGTTCGAGCTTGAAGAGGTCTTGGTCGGTGAAGCGTTTTACAATACGGCCAGGAAGGGACAGAACGTCAGCCTGGCCCGCGCTTGGGGCAAGCACATTGCCCTGATCTACCGTGATAAGACTGCCAATACCAGGGGCGGGATAACCTTTGGCTTTACCGCCCAGTGGGGGAACCGCATCGCCGGTTCAATCCCGGACAAAAACATCGGGTTGCGCGGCGGCGAGCTGGTCCGTGTCGGGGAAAGTGTGAAGGAAGTTATCTGCGCCAATGACCTTGGCTTCTTCCTCCAAAACGTTGTAGCTTAAGAATAATTGCCGGATATCCAATGCCTGTACCATTTAATGAAGCCGGAGTTGCCAGCAGTATGCTGGCAACTCTGGACAAATTTTTACAAGGAGGTTTTGGGATGCCTAAGTATCCTGTATTGGAACCATTGGAATTTGATCAGAAACGCTTTGCGCCTGGCTTAACTATTGAACTGACCGAAGACCAGGCCGGGCCGCTTTTGGCAGTCAAGGTTATCGGCGATCCGGTGGATGATAACGCTCCCGCCCGGTCCAACGCAACTGAGACCATTAAACTGGTTGAGGCTGCCGAGACCCTGGAGGATTTGGACAAGCTTGCTGCCGGCGAGGACCGCAAAACGGTCCTTGATGCGATTGAAAAGCGCCGGGCCGCCTTGAGTGAGGCGAAGTAAGCCATGCCGTACTGTAACCTCGACGACCTCAAGCATGCCATTCCGGAAGAAACGCTTATCCTGCTCACGGATGATGCATCCCCTCCGACGATAGTGGCAGATGCAGTGGTGGAAGCCGCCATCGCCGATGGGGACGATGTGATTGACGGCTACCTGAGGGGCAGGTATAACCTTCCCCTGGCTGTCACACCTAAATTGATTCGCCGGTTATCGGTTGACCTGGCCATTTACAACATATATACCCGCCGGCCGGAGGTAGAGCCGCCCCAGAACGTAAAAGACCGCCGCGCGGCGGCGTTAAAACTGCTGTCAGCCATCCAAAAGGGCGAAGTGGCCCTGGGAATTGACACCGGCAGCGCCCCGCCTTCGCCCGGGGAATACAAAACCAACAAATCCGGCGCGGACCGTGTGTTCAGCAAGACAGTGCTGGACCAGTATTAGTGGGGTGGTCACGTGCTGATTACAGAGATAGAGGACGCCATTGTTAGCCGGCTGAAAGCCAAAATCCCGGACCTTCTCGTGGAGTCCTTTCCTGCCAAGCCTTCCGAATTCCGCCTTCTTCATTCGAAAGGAGCAATCCTGGTGCGGTATCGCGGCGCCAGGTACAGCGCGCCGGAAACCATTGGCGCTGTTGTTCAGGACCGGACGATGGAGTTTGATGTTGTTATTGTGACGCGGAACCTCCGGGATCATTCCGGCGCTTACGGATACCTGGATGCAGTACGGTTAGCCATGACGGGCTTTCAGGTGCCAGGGTGCGGGAAATGCTATCTGACTCGCGAGGAATTCATTGACGAGACCGACGGCATCTGGCAGCACGGCGTGACCGTAACCATGTCTGCACCAAATATTGAAGCGGCTGATGACGAATTGCTGCCGCTGCTGGCTAGGGTTACGCTTTCAGATGAGCATGGAACCGTGGAGGTAACCAAATGAGTAAAAAAACTTATATCTATAACGGCCCGGTGACCAGTGCAACAGTTGGTAACGGTGAAGGCGTCTCACTGCACCCTGGTGTGGAGACCGCACTTCCAGCCGATGATGAATATGTGCAGACCCTGGTTGCCCTGGGCCGGTTGACGGAAGTCCCCAAAAAAGAAAAGCCCAAGGCTGTTAAACCCAAGACCAGTGTGAAAGAGGAGGTAAACAATGACGGTTAGTTTTTTGCATGGTGTGGAAACGATTCAGGTTACCACCGCAGCCAGGTCTGTCACCGGCGTTAAAACTGCGGTGATCGGCCTGATAGGTACGGCCCCGGTCTTTGACTGCGCTGAAGCGGACCGGACCACAAATATGCCGGTCCTAATCCTGGGCGATAAAGACGCCACCAAGTATGCCGGTAAGGACAGGAGCGGTTTTACCATACCCCAGGCGCTTGATGCTATTTTCAGCCAGGGTAATGGGCCTGTCGTTATTATGGTCAACGTCCTGGACCCGGCCACGCACAAGACCAGCGTTGCGGCTGAAATTAAGGCATTGGGCAGTGATGACACGCTTACATTGGAACATCCCGGCGTGGCCAATGTGGTGGTCAAAAATCAGGATGGTACTACTACATATGAGCTGGACACAGATTACTTTCTGGACCCGGCCAACGGGAAAATATCCAGGATTGCCGGCGGCGCGATTGCTGCCGGGCAGACGCTGAATATGTCTTATGACTGGGCAGACCCTTCAAAGGTAGTGGCAGCGGATGTCATTGGTACCATTGATGCCGCCGGGAACCGCACCGGCCTGCAGGCGTTTCTGGACTGCTACGCTAAGTTCGGGTTCAATCCCAAACTGCTGATCGCTCCCGGATTTTCCACCCTGGCCGGAGTCATGAGCGAACTTGACAGCATAGCCGGGAAACTCCGGGCTATGGCCCTGGTCGACTTCGCCAGCGGGACCACTGTCAGCCAGGCGCTTACGGCCAGGGACGCCAATGGGAGTATGAACACAACCAGTAAAAGGATAATCCCTTGCTACCCGTACGTGAAACGGCTCAACCCGGCCGGGGCTGAGGAATTGGTGCCGTACAGCCCATATGTTGCCGGGGCGGCCGCCGCCAAGGACAATGATAAAGGTTACTGGTGGAGCCCGTCAAACACCGAAATTAAGGGGATTATTGGGGTGGAGAGGCAGCTGACGGCGGCAGTCAATGACCCTGACAGCGAAGTGAACCAGTTGAACAGCAAGGGTATCATGACCGTTTTCAACAGCTTCGGCAACGGGTTCCGCACATGGGGAAACAGGTCGGCGGCTTTTCCGGCCAGCAGCGCTCCTGACACGTTCATCTGTGTGCAGCGGACAGCCGATATCCTGCATGAGTCCGTTGAGTATGCAATGATCCAGTTCCTTGATTATCCAATCACTCCTGCCCTGATTGACAGCATAGTTGAACTGGTCAACAGCTATATCCGCACCCTGATAGGCCGGGGCGCGCTGATAGACGGCCAGTGCTCATACGATCCGGCTGCCAACCCGGAATCAGAAATTGCGGCCGGGCACCTGACCTTTAATATTAGTTTTATGCCGCCGACCCCGGCTGAGAGGATCAGCTTTGAAAGCTATATCGACATCAGCCTGCTGAAGAAGCTGGCCGGTGAGTAATGGAGGGTAGCCAATGTCAAAGATACAGGTCAACAGAGTCACTAATGCCAATGTCTACATGGACGGCAACAACCTTTTGGGCCGGGCAGAGGAGATCACCCTGCCCCAGGTGAAGCATACCATGTCGGAACACAAGGCCCTCGGCATGGTGGGTAAGGCTGAATTTTTCAGCGGGATCGACAAGCTGGAATGCAAGATCAAATGGAACTCATACTATCCCGACGTGATGAAAAAGGCTGCCGACCCGTTTAAGGCCGTCCAGCTGCAAGCCCGGGCATCCCTGGAGACGTATACCGGACAGGGACTGACCAGACAGGTCCCGGTGGTAGTATATTTGTCAGGGACATTCAAGGAGTTCCCTATGGGAGCGCTCAAGCAGCACGACAACGTGGAACTGGAAACCACCATGAACGTGCTGTATGCTAAGCTGGTGGTGGACGGCCAGGAGATTGTAGAAATTGACATCCTGAGCAATATCTACAAAGTAGACGGCCAGGATATCCTGGCCAACTACCGGCGGAACATCGGCGGTTAAACAATCAACAATGAACCCACTTGGGCCGGCTGATGATGAAGGGAACAGCCAGGGGGAGGCCGGCCTCCATTAAGATACGCGGTAAACCTTCAGTCCGCATTGGTGAGCATAAATTCGCCTTCCGTTCTTAAGAGTGATAAACCCGGAAGAGATATGAAATTTAATCTAATATCCTGCAGGCGGTCAGAGCGCAACCTGGCTGGCGGCTCTGACTATGCAGGATATTACTGCAAGGAGGGACAAGGATTGAAAATCAATGTTGTCAAGTCGGACAAATTAGATGTCAAGACGGTGGAAATCAGGGAGCCGTTGATGGATGACGTGATCCTGGCCGAGCGCGTTGCAGGCAAAACAGACGGTGTTGATTTCCAGCTTGCGCTGTTGTCCCAGGTGGGGACCTTTGATGGCCAGAAGCTGCCGATGGAAGAACTGCGGAGGCTGGCCATGAAGGATTTTTTATCCATATCGGAAGAGTTGCTGGGTATGGATATAGCGGCTCTCCTGAAGGAATTGGCGGGGCAGTCATCTGGCTCTGCCGGGAAGGCGGAATCGGATACGAAGCAGTGAGACAAATGACGGTCGGTGAGTTTAATTACTGGCTGCGCAATCTCAATCATTATATCGAGGATGTGACCAAAGATGCCGGGAAGTAACATGATTATCAGCCTGATCCTGCAGGCGGTCAATAAAGCCACCAGCCCTCTCTCGGCTGTAAACGCCCAATTAAGGAAACTGGATGATACAGCCAAGGCGACCAGTAAACGGTTTGAGCATCTGAATAACATTGGCAGCGGTCTTACCCGGCTGGGCGCCGGAATGACCCTGGCCGGCGGCGGCCTGGCATATTCGCTGGGACTTACCGATGCCGTTAAGCAGTCGCTGGAGGTTGGTAATGCCCTTCGTTCCATGTCTAACGTTGGAAATCTTACCGAAAAGCAAATGCTGGAAATACGCCGCCGCATAGTCGAAACTTCTCGCGCCACCAATCAGTACCAGCGGGACCTTACCGAAGGGATGAACACCCTGGTGGCCGCCGGGCTTGACCCCCGTATTGCCACAGATTTTATGCCGATTATAGGCAAGACCGCCACAGCTACCAAAGCGGTGGTCAATGATGTGGCAAACACTTCTTTTTCCGTTTACGACAACTTAAAGGTTCCGGTATACCAGCTCAAACAGGCTATGGATACGCTCAACCAGGCCGGTAAAGAAGGTAAATTTGAGCTCAAGAATATGGCCCAGTACTTCCCTATGCTGACTGCTAATGCCCAGGCCCTGGGGATGAAAGGGGTGCCGGCTGTGGCCCAGCTTGGCGCGGCATTGCAAATTGCTATGAAGGGAGCTGGGGATCCGGGCCAGGCAGCCAATAATATGATGAACTTCATGCAGAAGCTCACGGCCAGGGAGACGGTGCAGAACTTTGCCAAGTTTGGCGTGAACGTTAAAGCTGAGATGAATAAAGCGCTGAAGAGCGGCGCGGACCCCATCGAGCATATGATGCAGGTTATTATGAAGGTAACCGGCGGTGATAAGTTTAAGCTCTCAAAACTCTTTGCCGATATGCAGGTGACCAACTTTATCGTCCCTATGATGCAGAACCTGAAGGAATACCAGCGGATTAGGGACCAAAGCCAGAAATCCAAAGGCGGCATAGATAAGGACTTTGCTAATATGATGAAAGACCCGATGGAGCAAATGAAGCAGTTTAAAATAAACCTGGCTGCTATTGCTGAACCAAAAGTAAACCAGTTTTTCGAGCGTCTAAACAATGTGCTGAAAACTCTTAACAACAATTCTACTGCACTAAAGGTGGTGCTCGGCGGAATTGCTGTACTAATAGGTGGTGGAGCACTTATTTCCGGATTAGGTATAGCGTTTACAACTATAAGCAGCGGAATTACAGCCATAAAAACTATTACTAGTGCGCTAAAAGCGGCGACAGTAGTAACTAGATTATTTAATCTTACATTGCTTACAAATCCGATTGCTTTAGTGGTAGCAGCAGTTATAGCCGCAGCTTTTTTGATATACAAATATTGGGGGCCGATATCCGGTTTTGTTAAAAAAATCTGGGCCGCAATCAAAACATATTGGCACGCTGGAATCTACCTGATACGACTTAAAATTTATGAGTTTAAAAAGTATTTTCAAGATTTATGGGATAATCTTCTGAAGAAAATCACAAGTATTGACCTGTTCTCAGCGGGGAAAAAGATTCTGACCACCCTGGTTGATGGTATTAAGTCTGTGGCTAGCGCGCCATTTGAAGCACTAAAAGCCGTCACCCAGAAAATGCGGAACCTGCTGCCCTTTTCCCCGGCCAAGGAAGGCCCGTTCAGGGACCTGCACAAAATCAAGTTGGTGGAAACAATAGCTGCATCTGTCAAACCCGGCCCGCTGGTTGAAGCTATGCGCAATGTGGCCGCATCAGCAGCTAATACCGGACTTCGGCCCGCCGCAGGTTTTGCGGGCGCTGCCGGCCTCTCCGGGGGCGGGGTAATGATCCAGTACAGCCCGACGATACATTTAAGCGGCGCTTCCCCGGCTGTTAAGGATGATTTAATGGCTGTTTTACGGCAGCATAAAGACGAATTATTGCGGATTGTAGAACAGGCAAAGGCCAAAAAAGAAAGGGTGCGTTTCTGATGTATGCAACCCTTGGCAACATTCAGTTTGAAGTTTTGACAGGGCCTTTTGCAATGGATTCAAGCGGCACTGCTGAATATGCCGAGCATAAGCTCATTGAAGGGAAACCCCGCCTGCAGTTCATGGGCGAGGGACTGGATACCATCAGCTTGCAGGCTAACTTACACAGCCAGTTTTGCAACCCGGAGCAAAAGCTCAATGAACTGCGGGCGGCAAAAGCCGGGCATCAGGCAATGGCCCTCGTACTTGGCAACGGATTATACCGTGGCAGGTTCGTTATATCCGACCTGGCGGAAACGCTCCGGCAGACGACTTCCAGGGGGGATATTATATCCCTGGAGGTTAGGCTGACGTTAAAGGAATGGGTGGATGTAAGCCCTTTGGTGATCAAACAGCAGCAACAACTGGCCCAGGCACAGGGCAGGAAAAAGCCTGGCGCCAGGGGGCTTACATATAACTCTAAAAAGGCATCGGCCAGGCCGACGCTCATGAGTAAAACCGTTCAGCAGTACGGTTCACCAGACAAGACGAAAGTGGCATACAAAACTATCGTAAGGCAGGGATAACCGGTGGCCGTCAGCGAAGATATTCAGTACATCGAGCATATAACAAGCGAGGGCGAACGATGGGACCAGTTGTCGTGGAAGTACTACGGCACCCCGTTTGAGTACGAACGGATTATAGCGGCCAATCCCACGGTGCCTATCACTCCGATTCTTCCCGGCGGTATTACGCTGCTGATCCCTGTCATCGAAAATGACGCTTCCATGACCGGAGAGGAGTTGCCGCCGTGGAAACTGTAGTTGCAGTCAAACAACCGGTTGTAGTGGTATCCTATGAGGCCAAAGATATAACAGCATATATATCCCCTTTCCTGCTGTCTGTAACTTACACCGACCGGCTGGAGGGTGAGAGCGATGAAATAGAGATCAACCTGGAAGACAAAGACCACCGCTGGCAGAATGCCTGGTATCCATCAAAAGGCGATAAACTTAATCTGAAGCTCGGTTACTACGGTGAGCCACTTCTCCCCTGCGGCGATTTTCAAATCGATGAAATAGAAATGGCCGGGCCCCCGGACACTGTTACCATAAGGGGTCTGGCCGCCGGCATCAAGGAAAGCCTGCGCACAAGAAAAAGCCGGGCGTATGAGGGTAAAACTCTGAAACAAATTGCGGAAACAGTGGCCAAGGCCCACGGGTTTAAGGTAACAGGTGTTATTCCGGATGTGAAGATAGCCCGGGCGACCCAGAACCAGGAGCGCGACCTGGCTTTCCTGCAGCGCCTGGCAGACATGTACGGCTGTGTCTTCAGTGTCCGGGGCAACCTTCTGGTATTTCATCTCCTGGCAGACCTTCAATCCCGTAAGTCCGTGTTACAAATAGACCGCAAAGACATGAAGACGTATTCACTCAGAGATAAGACCAGCCGGGTTTATTGCGCGGCCCAGGTGTCTTACTGGGATACAAAGCTGAAGAAGGTTGTAACTGCCAGTATTGACAATAAAGGCGTTACCGGTGGAGATTCCCTTATTATCACCCAAAGATTCGAGAATAAGCAGCAGGCCATCCTACACGCAAAAGCGGCCCTGCAAAAGGCTAATATCCGCCAGGTGGAAGGAAACTTCACGGTCATTGGCGACCCGCGCCTTGTATCCGGCAATAATGTTGATTTAACCGGCTTTGGCAAGCTGTCAGGAAGTTACCAAATAAGAACCAGTAAACACACTATTAGCCGGTCTGACGGTTACAGCAATGATGTGGAGGTTATCAGCCATGCTTAAGTTTGGAATTGTAACCAACGTTGACCCCACCACCTGCCGGGTGCGGGTAAAGTTTGCGGACCAGGGGGAGCTCATTTCGCCCTGGCTGCCGGTGCTACAGCAGAAAACCTTCCAGGATAAATTCTATTTCCTGCCTGATCTAAATGAGCAGGTAGCCTGCTTGATGGACGAACGTTTGGAGGCCGGGGTCGTACTTGGTGCGATTTACAGTGAGGCAGACACTGTTCCTGTTACCAGCAAAGATAAATTTCACGTTAAATTTGCCGATGGGGGAAGCATCGAATATGATAAGATTAACCACAAGCTGACTATCACCGGCGATGTTATTGTACACGGCAATATAACGGCGTCCGGTGACGTGGCCGACCAGGGCGGCGCCAAGACAATGGCCGGCATGAGGGCAGTATATAACGGACACTCTCACAGCGCACTTGGTGGTGTTACCGGTTTGCCCAGTGAATCAATGTAAGGGGGATTGGGATGGTAACGACCATTAATGATATAAAGTCCACTGACTGGCAGCCAAAGATTGACGAAATCGGGGCGGTCGTGGAAGGTTTGGAAGATATTGAACAGTGCCTGAATATCATTCTTAATACTCCGCAGGGCAGCGATCCGCACAGGCCCCTGTTTGGAACTAATATCTTGCAATACTTGGACAGCCCGGTCAATATAGCTGTTCCCAATATTATCCGGGAAGCTGTAGAGGCAATTGAAACATGGGAAACTCGGATAAAGCTTTTAGCTATCAGGCCAGTAATTGACGGAGATCAGATTACACTCCGAATTGAATGGCAGCCGGTAGGCGAAGAAGAAAGATCATATGTTACAAACGTTGAGGTGATTAATAATGGGGCTTCCTGAACCATCGTTTATAATGCGGGACCCGGTTCAGATAACTAACGAACTTGTTTCCATGTATGAAAGCATGACCGGGAAAACCCTACAACCGGCACAAGTCGAACGGATTATAATAGACCTTATTGCATACCGGGAGACACTGATCCGCATCGCGATCCAGGAAGCGGCAAAGCAAAACCTTGTTGATTTTGCCACCTTCCCTATGCTGGATCATTTGGGCGCTTTTTACGGAGCAGCACGGCTTGAACCACAGCCTGCCCGCTGCCCTATGCGCGCTGTTCTAACCACTCCCCAGGCTTTTGATGTAATTATTCCTGCCGGTACCAGAGTGGAAACCAAAGACGGCAAGGTTGTCTTTCATACTGAAGCGGCTGCTACGGTTCCGGCCGGCCAGGGATACATCGATGTGTGGGGGGTGGCGGAAACTGCTGGGACTATCGGAAATGACTATGTGGTTGGTGATGTCTGTAATATACTTGAACCCATACCCTACGTAGCCAGCATAACAAATACGGAAATAACTAGTGGTGGCGCGGATTGGGAGGATGATGACCATTACCGTGACCGGATTAAGCTAGCCCCGGAAAGATTCAGTAATGCCGGGTCGAAAGAAGCGTATATTTATTGGGCAAAAGCTACGCACCAGGATATTATTGATGTTGCTGTAATGTCTCCCAGTGACGGTGTTGTGAACGTCTATCCTCTTATGAAAAATGGTAACCCTGATGCAAATATTCTTGACCTGGTTCTCACGACCCTTAATAATGAAAAAATCCGTCCCATGACGGATAGAGTAAGCGCCCTGTCACCGACGAATTTTGATTTCTCTATTGAACTTAGCGCAACTCTTTATAAATCGGCTATTCCGGAAGTCATCACTCCTGCGCTTGAATCTTCTTTGGATTCGTATACTTCAGGACTTAGAACCAAACTAAGCTTGGATATTGTAGATAGTCAGATCATCGGGGTTACTAATAGCATTCAGGGGGTTTACGAAATTGCTGTTACTCTTAAAGATGCAGCCGGGGTACCATTTACCAAAAAGGTTTTGGCAGAAAACGAATGGGCTAATTGCACGAGCTATACAGTAACGATTGCGGGGTATGTAGATGGCTGATAACAGGCTTATTCCGGCCAGCATCAGGGATGAAAGTACCGAAGCCTTGAATGCACTCATTGACCGGCTTGGCACCATTGATTTAACTCCGCTGCTTATATATATCATCGATAACGTAAATGCTTCTGCCCTACCTCATTTGGCTGACCAGTTCCGCCTTTTGGGTGACGCAGGATGGTTACTGGCCGAAAACGAGACTACCCGGCGCGAACTGATTAAAAATGCGATCGAAAAAAAGCGTTATAAAGGAACACCCTACGGCTTGCGCCGGGCCCTTGAGTCTTTAGGTTTGAGTTATACGTACCAGGAATGGTATGAATATGGCGGACAGCCCTATCACTTTAAAGTTAGCGTTACAGTAAGTTCATCTGAATTAAGCGCGGAAACGATAGCAAGGCTGGAAAGCTACATCAACCAGTATAAACGTTTTGTGGCTAAGCTTGATGTAATAGATATTAACCTTGTGGCCAATGGTCAAGTGCCTGTATATGCAATCGGCCTTCAATCAAGCGAAAGTATAACGGTTTATCCGAAGGAGGTTTAACATGCCCTCTACATATTATTGTATCCTTACAGTTACCGGCCAAAATAAACTGGCTGCGGCCCAGGCGAATCAAATTCCACTGCCGATAACTCAATTCTGCGTTGGGGATAGCAATGGTTTATATTATGATCCGACCAGCAATGAAACTGCTCTGGTACATGAGGTCTGGCGCGGCAACGTAAACCGTGTTTATGTTCATGCTACTAATCCAAGTTGGATAGTGGTCGAGGCAATGATTCCTGCTAATGTTGGAGGCTTTGATATTCGGGAAGCCGGTGTCTTAGATGATACCGGCGCCCTGATCGCGATTGCAAAGTACCCGCTAACAAACAAGCCTGCTCCCGGCAGTGGTTCGGAAAAAGACCTCTATGTCCGCATGATCTTCCAGGTGACCAATGCTACAAATGTACAGCAGACCATTGACGGTTCTTTGGTTTTGGCGTCTAAGGATTACGTTGATATTGAAGTAACTGCTTTTAAGCTCAGAATGTATATGGGGGTGTAATGAATGACTGATACTTTAAAGAATCTTGCTAAAGGCGTTTTAGGAAGCACATCGGCGCCTTTATATACTGTTCCTGCTAATACGATAGCAATCGTGAAGGAAATAATCTTGGCAAATAAGACTGCTGGTGCGGTTACAGCCACTGTAACTTTTGATAATATCATCATTGTGCCCGCAAAAAGTATCCCGGCAAATGATGCGTTAGTGATTGAACTGCACTCAATTATTGAGGCCGGTAAGGTTATTGCAGGTTCGGCGGGCGCAGGGGCATCAATCGATTATTACATCAGCGGCATAGAGGTGGCTTAGGATGGGGCTGTTGAGCGGCTTAGAGCGATTCGCTCTTGAGGGTTTGAAAAAGCTGGTAGGGGATGCCCAACCCGCTGACGTGCTGGCGGGCAAGACGTTCAGCAACGCTGAGGGCAATGACAAGGTTGGCACCATGCCAAATCGAGGCGCGGTTATAATTACGCCTGGCACATCCAATCAGGCCATTGCAGCAGGATACCATAACGGGGCTGGTTACGTCCAAGGTGATCCGGACCTAGTAACGGCCAACATAAAGGCCGGAACTAACCTATTCGGGGTGGCTGGCAAAGCCGAAGTGGTAGATACAACCGAAGCCGTAAACCCGGCTACAGCAGCCCAAATACTATCGGGCAAAAAGGCATTTGTGAACGGTAACTTGGTCACCGGCACCATGCCTAACAAAGTCGGCTCTGCGACCGTCATCACCCCTGGTACGGCAGACCAGGTAATACCGCAGGGTTATTATGGGG